ACGACCGCGAGCTAACCAAGCTGGTCAAGGGTCATTTTATGGCTCCGTGGATCGCGGAACAGCGAGGCATCGGCTTGCCAGGGTTCGCGCGACTGCTCGGGGTGACGGGCGACATCTCGCGGTTTCCGACCGTCTCGAAGTTGTGGAAGTATCTCGGCCTGCACGTTGTCGATGGCCGCGCCCCCAAGCGCGAAAAGGGTGTTCCGTGGACGCACACCGACTGCAAGTTCCAACATCTCCTGACCTGTCCAGCGGATTGCAAGACCGACCATCATCCGAACTGTGTACCAGGAGGCGTCGGCACCGCCTACGCCCCACAGGGGCGGGTCGTCTGCCACCAAATCGGTGACGCGATTGTGAAAATGGGAGGGGGTGGTCCGTACCGCCGTGCGTATGACGAAAAGAAGGCGTACTACGAAGCCGAGCGTCCCGACTGGACCCAGGCGAGGCGACACAACGCGGCTGCGAGGTACGCTGTGAAGGAGTTAGTCAAGAACTTATGGATTGAATGGCACACCCGACGCGGCCAAGGTGCTGGTGACGCCCGTGTAAGTTTTGCCGCGTCCTCTGTTGCCTGACCCTGGGAGTGGCGGCCAGTCGACGCTTTATACCCAACATCACCGTGCCGCCTGACCATCGAAGGGCTGATACCCGATAGCCAGTTGACACGGGCGGCCGGTGACCATCTTGATACCCGAGGCGCGGATGCCGCCCGCTGACTAGCAAGAAGGGCCTTGGAGCGACTGTTACCCATAATGCGGGTGCCCCCTTGCACTAACCGTCTAAGCGACGCATACTAGTTCCAACGAAATAACTACGGGCTTCGAGCCCTCACCAGTCGCGTACAGCGATGGGGAGGGCTCTTTTTTATGGCACTGGAATACAAGAGCATCCCGTTTGAGGTTAAAGAGGTCGTCGACGTCTCGGGCGGCGGCTGGGAGATCGCCGGCTACGCCAGCACCTTCGGCGGCGAGCCTGACTCCTACGGCGACATCATCGCCGCCGGCGCCTTCACCGAGTCCATTGCCACGCGGCCCACGAAGTTTCTCTATGAGCACTTCGAGCCCATCGGGAAGCAACTGGAGATCCGCGAGGACGACAAGGGGCTGTTCGGCCGCTGGTCCATCGTCAACACCCGGACCGGCGAGGATGCGTACAAGCTCGCGAAGGCCGGCGTCCTCGACTCCTTGTCGATTGGTTACTTCACCGTCGATGCCGACTACGACAAGGACGGCGTCCGCATCCTGCGGAAAGTTGATCTGTACGAAGTGTCGGCCGTCGCCATCCCGGCGAATAAATCGGCCGTCATCACCGATGTCAAGTCGGCATCGTTCGAGCGCCGCTCCGAGGATGTGCGGATCGCACTCCAGGAGTGGCTGAGCCATCTCAAGGCCGGATCGGCCATCAGAGCTGCGGACGGCAAAGCCCCATTCACCGCAGCCCGTCGCGATCACATGACCGAAGTGAGCGGATCGCTCCAGGACACGGTCAAGGAGATCGAGGCGCTACTGGTCCCGCCTCCCGCTCCGGTCAGGCGCTACAGCGTCGAACTGGAACGGCGCCGACACCGCCTTGAGCGGCTCGGCATCCTGGAGCGATCTGCATCATGAGCATGACCATCCCCGAAGCCCACGCCCTGATCGCCAAGACCTACGACGACGCGGCGGCGATCGAGAACAAGTACCCCGGTGGCCTGACCATCGACGTCAACAAGGCTGACTTTGAGGAGCGGAACCGCTTGCTCGAAACGGTTGACGGCCTGGAGGAGAAGCTGTCTGGTCTGGAGGATGCCGACCAGCAGAAGCGGCGCATCCTCGACGGCCAGAAGCGGCGCTCGCAGCCGACCCAGCAACACCCGCAGCCAGACGGCGACCTGGACGACCGCTCGACGTCAATCGAGATGTACGGCTCGGAGTTCGTCGACTCCGACGAGTACAAGAGCATCGTCGCATCTGGCGTCCTGCACAACCCGTCATCTCGCGTCGAGTTCGGCGTCCAGCTCAAGCACTCACTGTTGCCGATCCTGATGCGGAAGGCGCTCGCCTACTCGGGCACCGGCGTCGGCGGTAACAACCTGATTCAGAACCAGCGCATCCCGGGCCTGGACTTCCTGTTTCGCGAGACCACGCTGCTTGACATGATCCCGACCGCTCGCACGACGTCGAACATGATCGAGTATTACGAGATGACGACCAGCACCAACAATGCTGCGTTCGTCGCTGAGGCCAGCGTCACGACCGGTACCACCGGCCTTAAGCCCGAGGGCGCGATCGGCTGGTCGCTCCGGACGTCTCCCGTCAGCACGCTGGCTGAGTGGCTGCCAGTAACAAACCAGTTTCTCGCAGACGCCCCGGCCGTCGAGGGCATGATCCGCGAGCAGCTCTTGACGCATCTCCAGCTGGCGCTGGAGACGGGGATCATCTCCGGCAACGGCACCGCTCCCAACCTGCTCGGCATCCTGAACACGCCGAACGTGCAGACGCTCGGTGTCACGACCACGGTAGCCGACGCGGCGCTCAACGCCATGAACCAGATTTCGGTCACGGGTCTTGGTCAGGCCAACGTCGTCGTGATGCATCCGTCCGACTGGACGGCGCTACGGCTGCTCCGTGAGTCGACGGTCACTGGCAACGTCAACCCCGGCGGCTACCTCTACGGCCCGCCGAGCGTGGCTGGTCCGATGACCCTCTGGGGACGGCCGGTCGTGCTCTCTCTGGGCCTGACGGAGAACACCATGCTGGTCGGCGACTTCTCGCGCGGCTGCATGTTGTTCGACCGCGAGCAGTCAGCCATCCGGGTCGGGACGATCAATGACCAGTTCGTCAGGAATATGTTGACGATCCTGGCTGAGCTTCGGGCGGCGTTCGCCGTCTTCCGTCCCCTGGTGTTCGCGAAAGTGACCGGGGTCTAGTCAGGTGACGTACCGGGTTGGGGAAGCGGGGGCCACCGTCTTCAATGAGGACGGTGACCCCATCGCGTCCCTCCGGCCCGGCTACGTCGTCGTTCCTGGGTCGCTCAAGACGCCGGGCTCGCTTGCGGATCAGCACCGCAAGCGGATCCGCAACTACGCCGACAAGAAAGTACGACCGGAGAACGACAAGTGACGGCGTACACAGACAGCGCAAAGATTGAGAAGTACCTGGGCGTGACCTTGACGGGTGCCCAGCAGAATCAGGCCGGCATTGCCGCTCAGGCGGCCTCCGATTGGTGTGACCGCTATCTCGCACGGTCCTGGCAGGACGCCTCGCCCATTGCTGGCGAGGTGCATTCGATCCTGGACGACCGCGTCTACCTGAACGCGCGGCCGGTGGTTGCTGTCACCAGCGTCAGCACCCGCTCACCCGTCTATGCGGGCGGCTCGTGGACGACGCTTGCTGTCGGCCAGTACGAGCTGCTCAACGCTGAGAACGGCGTGCTGCTGATCCAGGGCTGGGGACCAGGGCTCGCGCAGGTTGCCTACACCCACGCGACCGAGCCGCCCAGTAATGTCGCGTTCGCCGCCACCATGATCGCCGCGTCGCTGCTCGGGCCGACCATCCGCCCGAACACGAGCGGCCTGGAGTCGGTCGCCGTTGGTCAGTCGGATGTAGTGGTGAAATTCTCCGTCGACTACGGATCAGTGCCTAAGGAGGCGCTGTCGCTGCTCGGTGCTCGCGGCGTCGTCATCGCGTAAGGAGGAAACGTGCAGGTCATCATCAGCAACGACAAGACCGGCGAGCAGTACGAGATCGACAGCGCCGACTTCCGCCGGGGCAAGCACTACCAGCAGCCTGATGGCGAGATGGTCTCGTTTGAGGAAGCCGGATTCAAGATCGTCAGCCACCCGAACGGCGAGCCGTACACCGGGCCGCTCAACGACCCGCCGAAGGCCGACAAGGACGACTAGCCGTGATTGTCCCCGTCGACTTCCTCCGCGCCCTGAGCAACCAGTTCCTTCCGGATCTGTGCTCAATTCAGCGGTACGCGGAGACCAGCACCGGCGACGGCACGACGCAGACGTGGTCGGACCTGGCGACGGGCGTCGCTTGCCGGGTCTCGCCGCTGGCGTCTGGTGCGGCCGAGGCGCTCGGAGCTGATGCGTCGCTTCAGGCGGTCGCGCAGTGGACGATCTGGCTGCAAGCCGGGCAGGACGTGACGGTCAAGGACCGGATCGTCTACGGGACGCGCACCTTCGAGGTTGCCAGGGTCGGCGCTCGGAGCTACGAGACGATCAGGGAATGCATCTGTCGTGAGGTCGTGTAGTGCCTGATGTCAGACGTCGTACTCTCGCCCCAGACCGTCGTCCTGGTGGGCGGCTTGATGTCGGCGCTGGTGCTGGCGATCTCGGCACTCAGCGGGGCAATCGTTTTCCTGTATCGCCAGATTCTTACGGAACGGGACCGACTCCTCACCGAGCGGGACCGGGTGTTGGAGGAGCGAGACGCGCGGCTGGTGGATCTCTGGCGCGACCTCGAAGAGAAAGAGATCAGGATTACGACACTCGAATCCAGCAACGAGCGGCTACAGAAGCTCGCTATCGACGCGACCGAAGGCTGGAAGGACTCCGTATCGCTCTCGCGAGTGAGTCCGACCTGATGTGCCGGCCGACTGATGCACTCCGTCATCTGCTCGGTATCCGTGACTACGCACCCGGGCCGCACCCGCATGCCAGGGTCAGGAAACCGACATGGCATGGCGCACGATCCACGAACGGTCATGCTCCGGGGCTCGACGTGATCCCCGATCCGGCCGTCGCACGGCTGGCCCGAGAGCATCGGCTAATTCGTCAGATGCTCGCCGACGCCGCGCGCTGGGCGAGGGGCGAGGGGCGCGAATGAATGACCATCCAGACGATATTCGACGCGATCTTGGGGCAGGCAGGGGTCATCGTCCTATTGCTCGTCATCCTCTGGTCAGGGTGGAAACGGTACTGGGTGTTTGGGTCGTACTACACCGAGATGCAGGCGGAACTCCGTCTCCAGCTATCCAAGA